TGGGGTCCGCGAGAGGGTGAAGTGAGGGAGACATAACAATGCCGCAAAATGATGCCTGCAGCAAATTGTTTACTTCTTTGAGTTTTATCTCCCATCCCACTTTTGCAAAGTCATCGGAGGTCAATTTAACGGAATTGACAAATAAACCGTCATCTCCCTCAACAATTCCTCTGCAAGACCCATTTCTGATGTGGCACATGTACTTCATTAGCATCAGATTGGTAAAGCCATTCCCAAGTGAAGTACACATTTCGCCAGACATGCGTTTTCCGACTACATCTATGCGGAAACTCTCGAATTCACACTTATTAAGGCCAGAAAGAGCCTTGTCAATAATCCGATAAACCGATGGAAAATAGGAGAGTAAATACCTGTAAAGAACAAGTTCCACCGATCTGAGCACTATCGGAGCAAAGTGTGATTCAAAATGCGAGTAGTCGGTCTCGATCACATAACCCTGCAGACATCCAAGCCTCTCCATGATGTATCTCGGTCTCTCGCAAACCGGCACATTCTTAATGAATGCTGCATTCCTGTAGACAATATGCTCCATTGCCTTGAAGTAGGGTCCACTAAAGCACTTAAAGGCATCCGCTCTGCTATTTATGCCTCTAGCTTGCTTATCCTTCAAGTATGTCTCAGGTTTTATGTGACCCTTAACGCGTGTATCAAATACAACGTTGAGTATGAAGTTTTGCGCATCCATCAATCGCCTCAATTCATTCTTGCGTGATTCGGTATAATTCGTCTCAGCCAACCATGACTCAAAAGTAAGATCATACCCAACAGGAATCGGCTCAAAATGAAGCTTCACATAGTTGAGTACGAAAACTCTCATGTCATAGTAAAACTGTCTGTCGGTGACAACAAATGCTCTCGCAAATCTTGCCACACAACCAGACAACATTGTTCTCGGATCATGCACATCTGGATGAGGCGGCGCCAACCCTTTCAAACTCGGCCCGAGCGACCGCTGAACCATAGTTCGCTCACGATTTGTGTCAAAACCCCCATTACGTCTAACACACACATCATCAGGTAACGATAGTGCACAGTCTTCAAGACCCACACCATCATCCAAGCGATAACCATAGCCAAAACGCTCACCCGGGCGAAGCGAAAATTCTGCACGCTCTTTTTAGCCCTGTCACGCAACATTATGTAG